ACCTTCGAAGACGGTATATAGGTATCTAAAAATTCTTATTGGAATATCAACCGAGTAGAAATTCCTGGCCAAGGGTTTAATTTTATCTAATTGGCTAAGTTGATATCAAAACCATCCAATAATCCTAAATAGATCATTTTTAAAATTGATAACCGCTTATTTATAGGCATATTATTTGCTTCTTTAAAATTTAAGCGGTTTTTAATTTTAATTAATAACAACGGAGGATAACAATATGGCTACTAAATTAGCTAAAAACGGAAACTACATGGAATATATTATCATAAGACCAACTTTTGGTTTTACAGTAGAAAGAATAGCGGATGCAGTTTTACTTTATGATGATAATATTTTAAATATTAAAGATAAATATAAAACTTGGAATAAAATAATGCAAAGAGCAAATTATATTATTTTAGAAGAGGGTTTATCAAGATTAGATTATGCATGGGAAAGCGTAGATGGTTATGATGATAAACATAAAAAATTAGTTACTTATCTTAAATCACTTAATCCATTAATTGGAACTAAAAAGTAAATTTTTAACCCTTATGGCCTAAAAAACCATGAGGGTTAAGATGTGAAACAACGGAGAATTTTATGCAAATACAAATACAAAATATTCAAAAGGCAAAAGATACTGTTTTAAGCAGTTCATTTTACCCAATGGATGAAAAATTTGATATAATTAGACACAAATTTACTAATTATGATCAATTAGCTTCTAAATTAGAAATTGATTTTAAAAATAATAGAATGGAAAGAACACGTCATTATAAAGTCTTGGTAACAAACACGGCTTTAGAAATTGCTAAAGTTTTTCCAGTATTATTTGAAGCAAGTAAAAGATGGTACGTTAAAAAAGTTAAATAAATATAAATAGGAGGATAATGAGTAATAAAACATACACTCAAAAACAAATAGTTAGTTTTATTAAAGAGGCTTTGGAAGAATTTACTCATATAATTGATAGTAAATATATTACAAAGTCAGAATTTACTAAGTTTAATAAATTTTTTAAAAATCTTTTAAGACAAACTAAAAAGAAAAAGAACCCATATTACTATGAAGGATCTTCTAATAATATTAGTTCTGAAAAATTTATATATACATATCCTGCATTTCATACTTATGAGGATGCTAAATGTTGTGGTAAATATATAACTTTAAATACACAATATGTTCCTGATTTAGATTTAAAGGCAATTTATAAACAATTTCCTTTATTAATTGAAAATCATGAATTATTAATTAGTCTTAAACCTAATATTAAGCCAGGTAGAAGACCTAAAGATCTTGAAAAAGATTATGAAAAAGAAAGGTTAGAAAAAGCCGCTAAAGAAAATAAAGCAACTTGTGGTATTTGTCATGATTATTGGGAATTAGTTGATATGGATAATAAAAAAGATATTATTGCAGATCACGGTTTCTTTATAGGTTATGGACAAAGAAATAATGTTTGCTTTGGAGCAAGATTTAAGTCTTGGGAAAAATCACCTGAGTCTAAAATCCAATATATTAAAGTAATATTAAAACCAACACTTAAGGAAGTTTTAAATTCAAAACCTTCTCAAGCAACTGTTGATGCTTTAATTAAAATGATTGAACAATATAAAGTTAATATGAATAATTATTATAAACTATCAAGAGAAGATAGGAATAATACTGATCATCCTATTGCACCTGAATATAAATTACCAGGTCAAAGAATTGGTTATCAATTAGCTAATATTAGAAATACCAATCTATCTTTAATAACTGAAGTTTGGTTTGAATATAAATCTAAATTAGAAAATCAAATCAAATTATTTGAAAAACAAATAGCGGAGTGGGTGTTAAAGCCTACTCCAAGAGAACAAAGAGAGGAAAATAATGAAAATAACTAAAAAAAATAACAGAAGAATTGAACATGTTCAAAAAGGTTTAAAAGCGGATCCTTTAAGAGAAAAAAGGCCTCTTAAAGAATTTGCAGAATTAGTAAATCTTATTGGAGAGCAATTTGATGATGATAATACTTTTACAATTAAACAAGAACAATTATGCTTAAACCGGATATAATTAAAATGAAAAACAAACAAAAAGAGTTACCACCGCCACCACCTATCTTTAATAAAAATAAATTGCTCCTTGATGTTAATAATAAACTGGCGGAGGAATTAAGTGGTCCAATATCTGTTAAATTAATAGATTTAAAAAATCCTAGACGGACTTGGATCACTTATGAATATCATTTGGATATTATTTACACAATAGGTAATGATCCAAAACAATTAACTTTGTTACCTAATAATTTTTATGATACAAATCATTATGAATTATCATTTTTTGATCAATTATATAATAGGTTGGCAAAGATACAACAATCACTTAATAATGGAGGATAAATATGAGTGAAAATATGAAATTAACATTATTTGCTATAATTATAGTAATATTAGGAAACGGAGTTGCTAATTATGTTGGATAATTATATTGTATTTGTAGCATGTTTAGTATTTTTATTATTAACAAAACCAATTATAGGATAATAAATGCACGACGGAATAGAAGCAATAATGGAACAACGGTCTTTATTTAAAGAGGAAATGAAAAAGATTCGTAAACCTAAGGCTCCAAAATTAGATGCTAAATTTAGAAATAGAATAGCTAATCATTTAATATCTGATCAAATGGGGCAAGAACCAACAGCGGCTCAGGTAGCTTATAAAGCCGCTGAATTGATCAATGAAATTGTTTCATCAGATCAAAAAAATATATTTGGATTAACAAATATATTAGAACGTCAATCACAAATATATAAAGGAGGAAAATAATGGATAAAGTAATATTAAAATCTAAAGTTGAACAAGATGATATAACAAAAAGAATATCATTAGCATCTGACTTTGCTTGGACAGGTGAAAATGAATTTGAGGTACCACAATTTGATATGCCAAAAGACTTTGGTATTGGTTTAATTGTTGGACCTAGTGGTAGCGGTAAATCATCTATATTAAGATCATTAGAATTAAAAGAAGCGGAATTTGATTGGGATCCCAACAAAGCTATTGCTTCACATTTTAATTCATATGATGAGGCTTCAGAAAAACTATCAGCAGTTGCTTTAAATAGTATACCTGATCAACTTAAACCTTATCAAACATTATCAACTGGACAAAAATTTAGAGCACACATGTCCAGAGCATTACAATCCGGAGCAGTGGTAGATGAATATACTTCTGTAATTGATAGAAATGTAGCCAAAGCATTATCTAATAGCATTAGAAAATATGTTGATAGAAAAGGCTTAAAAAATATTGTATTGGTAGGTTGTCATTATGATGTTATTGAGTGGTTAAGACCGGATTGGATATTTGATACCAAAACTGGAGTCTTAAGCACGGAAAGGTTAGCCAGGCGACCAAACATCACTTTGGAAATTAGAAAAGCCGACAAAAGTGCTTGGGGCGTATTTAAAAAGCATCACTATTTAACTGCAGACCTTCCAAGTAATACACCACATTGTTATTTGTATTATTGGAATAATGCATTGGTAGGTTATGGCTCTTTAAATGCTTTTCCTCATCCAAAGTTAAAAGCTTGTTATAATATTGGAAGAGTGGTTGTACTTCCTGACTTTCAAGGATTAGGTATAGGTTATCCTATATTTAAAAACTTGGCTCAGATTGCAACACATAATTTCAATCATACAACAGGTCATTATGGAAGATGTAAAGTTGTAACGGCTATTCCAGCATTACAAAATAAAATGAACAATGATAGGGATTGGCAATTTATAAAAGGTTCTGATGTAAGAAAAGCTCAGAAACCTAATGACAATCCTAGAAAATTTGGTGGATATGATGAAGATTATTTTAAAAAACATGAACATCGTATTACCAAAGCATTTCATTATGTTGGAGTCAAAGGCTTTGATTTAGAAGATCCTAATTTAGTTATTGATAATATATTGGAAACTAAAAGCTGGATTGATAATAAAAACAGAGCACAAAATAAACTAACTGGAAACATAATAAAAGATTTTAGACCACCAATAGCTGGTGAAACTGATTATCAATTTATTATGGAAAGGAACTAATGATAGCAATACCAACTTGGTTGCTATTTGTATTAGTTTTTTCAATTGTGGTTCTCTTTTTCTTTAATCAATATTTAGATAAAAAGTTAAAGAGGGTCGCTTTTGATCAAATACAAATAGGAATTATTATCAACAAAAGCTTCCAAGATATAACGGAGGATATAGATCATTTAAATAAAGGAATTGATCAAATTGATTTAAAATATGACAAAATCGCATCTAAAATTAATAGTTGATAATACAGGGGAAAGTAAATTAAGGTCTTTGTTGACAAAGCAAAAGCGTTTAATTAAAGATAAAATTAAGGCTCAAGATCAAATAAAGGCTATGAAGGCATTGACCGAAATTTATGGACAAGAAATTATTAAAATTGAAAATGAATTATTAAGAATAAGCAGGAGGAAACAAAATGTTAAACGAGCAATTGCACAGTTTAGAAACGCTAGGTCCAGTGGGAATAAAGATAAGAACACAAATGGAAATGTTATTTGATAAACTGTCAAATAAAACTACAAGTAATAGAAAACCAGATGTTGTAACAGCAATTAACAATTATAAAATAGATTTTAATATTGCAATACAATTATCACATTCAATGATAGCAACTGGTGTATCTGAAGGACAAAACTTAACACAATTAGCTATTGCTATTGGAGACAGAATATTAGCTTTTTATAATGTAAATAAAAAGTCATCAATATCATTAAAGTTAGGTATATTTATAATTAATTCATATAGCACTTTATTTATGGTGGTTGTAAAATTAATTAGAGAATATTATCAGCATAATAAAGTTAAAACTGTTTATAAAGTTTATGCAGGTAAAAATAGAAATGATCTTAGAAAATTAGTAAAAGAATTTTCTGAAGTTTCAGATCCGTATAAACCTTTATTATCCCGGGCTCCAGATTGGAAGTTTGGTACAGTAAAAATAGATAATGGTGAAGAAATAAAATTAATTAAAAATGTTAATGTTGATACATTAGCACAAATTAATGAATATAATACACCTATTGTCTTAAATGCAGTAAATAAAAAACAATCAATAGCTTATTATGTAAAACCTGAATTGTTTAAAGTTTATGAATGGGCATTAAAAACTAATCAGGATTGTTTTGAACATAATTCAGTTAAAACAATATCAAGAGAAAGAGCATTGGCTAAGAAAAGAGAAGCTGAGCAAGTTTTAAATGCAGCTAAGCCATTTGTTGGAAAGGTATTTTACCAACAATATCAAGCAGATAACCGTGGTAGATTATATCCATTATCAGCTTATTTAAATGAACTTAATTCAGATAATGCTAAAGGTATGCTTTCATTTGCTGAAGGTAAACCACTTGGCTCAACTGGATTAAACCAATTATATCACCATATAGCTAATATGTTTGGTGAAGATAAATTACCACATAATGACAAAGTTAAATTTGTTGAAAAAGAATATTATAACTTTGTTAAAATGGGTAAGGATCCCTATAATGCAAAAGGTTGGATGGAAGCAGAAGAACCATTTCAATTTTTATCAGCGGTTATAGAATTAGCTAAATTGGATGAGCATTTTGTAGCAATGGGTAATGTTGAAGATTTTATTTCACATACCATTTGTTACAGAGATGGATCTAATAATGGTTTGCAATGGTTATTTAGTTTAGCTAAAGATGATAATCATGCACATTTAGTTAATGTAAAACCTACAACAGATAATAAACCAGGTGATATGTATTCACATGTAGCAGTTTCTGTTGTGGATAAAATGCATAAGGAAGCAGAAAAAGCAGATGATGTAGCTTTAGATTATTATAATTTATATTTTAAAGGCATAGAAAAACTTAGAAATAGGTTTAGAGTTGCTGAATTAAATAATGATAAAAAATCTGAGTTATATAAAAAGCTAATTAAATGGTATCAGAGAAGATATAAAAAGGAACTTAAATTAACTGACATCATTTATTGGGATAAGTCTAAATTTACCGTTAAAGAATGGCGTAAAATTGTTAAACGGAATGTTATGACTTATGGTTATAGTGCAACCAAACAAGGTATGGGTGAACAAATAATACAGGATACTAGAGATATAGATAATGTATATTTGAGTAACAAACAACATTCAGCGGCTAGGGCTTTAGGTGCTCTTGTTTATTTAACAATTGAACAAGAATTTCCTATGGTTTCAGCAACTATGCAGTTGTTTAAGGATAATTGCGAAAAATATATGAAGGATACTGGTAAACAATATTCTCATAAAACATTAATTAGCAATTTTCCGTTTACACAAAAATATGTCAAATATAAACGAGGTATTGTATTTGTTCATGATGGTTTATATGTACAAAATGCAGATAAATCGTATAAATGGGATAATCAATTAGAGTTAATTATTAAAACAGAATTAGCAGTACAAAATATTAGTAAGGCTAAGGCTGGAATAAGTCCTAATACAATTCATAATTTGGACTCATTACATTTAATGCTTGTAATTGATAAATGTAACTTTGATATAGTATCAGCACATGATAGTTATGGTTCACATGCTTGTAATGTGGTTGATATGCAAAAATGTATCAGAGAACAATTTAAATATATTATAGACCAAGATCCACTTCAACATATATTAAATGAAACTGGAAACTTGGTACCTATGATTAAACGAGGAAATTTAGATAGCAGTGAAATATTGCAATCTGAGTTTGCTTTTGCATAAAAGGAGAAAAAATGGATAAATATATATATCAAATATTAGAAAAAATTGGAGATGGTTTTGAAAAACTATATTGGTTTTGCTCCAATAATAAACAGGAGGTAACCTGGTTTGGACTAGGCTTTATATCCTGTATATTAATTAATTTAATATTTTAGAGAGGGGGTAATTGTTATAATTAATAAACCACAAAAACGAGGTAATTTTTTAGTTATTGTTAAAGATGGTAACCTTGAAAAAGCACTTCGTAAGATGAAAAACAAATCTAGCAAATTAGGTATAATGAAAACATACCGAGAAAGGCAAAGATATGAAAAACCATCTGAAATGAAGGTAAGAAAAGCAAAAGAAGGTAAAATAAACCTTTATAAGGCTAAAAAGAAAAGAGAACAAAACTTATAATATATAAGGTTGTTTCAAATTCTATGTCTTACAGAAAAACGCTAAAGCTTAAGGCTTATATAAGCTTATATAAGCCTTAGGCCTATATAAGCCTTATAAGCCATAAATAAATATATAAATAAGTTATATAAGCCTATAAAGCCTAATAAGCTATAAGACCCAATTTATGCCAAAGGCGTTAAAAACCTAATTCTATACCTTACAGACAACAGAGCGTTAATGTATGTGGTAATAAACCATTTAACGATTAATTAATATATAGAAAATAACTTTAACTTGATAGGCGGTATATTTATGGCTGGAAAAGGAGGTGCTAGGCCAGGGGCTGGAAGGCCACCTAAAAGCACTATAGAAAAAAGTACCATAGATAAATCAAGTATAGATAAATTAAAAAAATTAGGTATAGATCCTATTAATATATTAGTTAAAGAATTATCTAAGCTTAAAGGCAAGGATGATTTTAGGTCACAAAATTTACGAGTTCGAATAGCTGAAAAGCTACTGGAATATGGGTATCAAAAACAACCGGTTGGTCAGGCTTCATTGCAACAGGCAAACGTGCCAGTGTTAACAATAGTGCAAAAAACTGAACCAACGGTTAAACCCGTTATAGAATTAAAGAATAGCGAAGCTGTTATAGATCAAGGCGCAAATAATGAAGACGAAACTAACTGAGAAAGTTTATAAGGTGTACATCACATACTATACCGACGGTTCATATTATATTGGTTTTACCGGTAAATACGGAACGGCATTAGCTACTTATTTTGGATCAAATACGATCAAAGATAAGCTGGTAAGTCATAAAGACATTGTGTTTACTTCTACAAGTAAAGCAACGGCTAAACTTTTTGAGCTTCTTTTACAATTATCCCGATTGGATTCCTCTTGGTGTGTGAATAGCATGTTAAATGTAAGAGTTAGAAAAGAGCACATGAAGGGCTTACCTAAGTTCAAATTAACTTTTGAAGATAATAAATATAACAACATAAAAGAAAATGATGGATAACAATTTAATAAATAAATTAAAAGACCAATTAAAAATTGATGAAGGTGTTAAATACGAAATTTATGAAGATCATTTAGGATATGCCACTTTTGGTATAGGTCATTTAATAACTGACAAGGATCCTGAATATGGTTGGCCTGTTGGAACTAAAGTTTCTGAAGACAGGGTTAATGAAGTATTTAAAACTGATGTACAAAAATTTGTTAGCGAAACACAAAAGGTATTTCCAGACT